ATAATCCTCGTGCAGGTGGTAATGCATCAGGCATCAAGATTAATGATGATGCTATTGCATTCTGTTCATCAGGTCTGTTTGATAGTCGCTATCGCAGAACTGTAGGATTCATGCACAAGGCTATCAAGCCACTAAATCAACTTCGCATGATGGAAGACGCTGTAGTAATCTACCGTCTATCTCGTGCTCCTGAGCGTCGCATCTTTTACATAGATGTTGGTTCGCTACCTAAGACTAAAGCCGAGCAGTATGTCAAGGACATCATGGGTAAGTATCGTAACAAACTTGTGTACGATGCTAATACTGGTGAAATCCGAGACGACAAGAAGTTTATGAGCATGTTGGAAGACTACTGGCTGCCTCGTCGTGAAGGTTCAAAGGGAACTGAAATCAGCACTCTAAGCGGAGCACAGAATCTTGGCGAAATGACCGATGTGGTGTATTTCCAAAAGAAACTGTACAAGGCTCTAAATGTGCCGGTATCTCGTTTAGAGCAAGACAAGGGGTTCCAATTGGGGCGTGCTGCTGAAATTAGTCGTGACGAACTCAAATTTAATAAATTTGTCATTCGTTTGCGTAACAAGTTCAGTGAAATTTTCTACGATCTGCTACGCAAGCAGTTGCTGATGAAGGGAATCATCAAGCAGGACGACTGGGCTGGTATTAAAGAATGCCTGTTTTTTGATTACCTCAAGGATAGCCACTTTGTAGAACTCAAAAATCAAGAGTTGCGAAAGGGTATGTACGAGGAACTGAGCCAAGTTGAAAAATACATAGGTAAGTACTATTCACATTATTGGATTCGTACTCAAGTGTTGGCTATGAGTGAAGCACAGATCAAGGAAATGGACAGTCAGATATCTAAGGAGCGTAATGCAGGCTTGTATGCTCCAGATAACACGGTGTTCGGTTTACAGTAACGGAGAATTTAAATGGAAAATTTGCAAAAAGCAATTGATGCTACAAAAGAAAAGAATGCGATTGACTTTAAACAAGTCATCTCTGCTGAATTGGCAGATAGACTTTATAAGTCAATCAACACAAAGAAAGAGTCTATCTCTGGTAGTATGACCAAGAAAGATGAAACTCCTGTTGAGGCTGCGGCTGAGGAAGATGCTGCTCCTGCGGTATCTGAGGCTAATGTTCTGGCTCCATCTGCACCTGTATCGGGTGGCAAAGTTGGAATTCCTGGATCAGAAAGGTCAAATTCAGGTGCGGGAGAAATTCCTGACCCTTTAGAAGGAGAACTGAAGGACGAAATAGAAAACGCCTTCGGTCTAAAAGGTGACTCGGATAAGATGATTGCCAAGGATGACGACATCTCTTTGGATCCAAACTTTGAAAAAGAATTTTACATGAAAGAGATGGATTACAACGGTCACAAGGTAACTTTGAAGCAGATTGGATTAGGTCTTTCAAAGCCTGTGCGTGTTTATGTTGACAACAAGCGTTGGGAATTCTTTCCAGGCCCCGAAGCCGCATTGAAGGCTTCCAAGTCATACATTGATGGAATGGACAAGCAAGAAAGTGTGAATACATCAGAGGCTGTAACAGAAGCAAAGGTTGACCTAGACGGCAGAAGTCGTTTATATAAATCAACTGTTGCTCGTTTAGAGCAAGCCCGTGTGCGTCGTGAAACTCACAACAGTAAAGTTAAAGAGTTGGAAGAAAATTCAACCATGACAAACCAAGAAATCTTGGATGCCGTTAACATGAAAAACGGTAAATTTGTTATGGGTGAAGAAGAACTAAGCGACAAACAAAGTAAATACAGAAAATTCTTTTCTGCTGCTTTAAAGAAGCATGGTGCATCATCGCCCACAGAATTATCAGGAGAAAAGAGAAAACAATTCTTCAACTATGTTAAAGCAAATTGGAAGGGATAATGTCCAACACACCATCACAACTAAAAAACGAAGTATCACGCAAGATTGTAGATTGCGTTAGAGAATGTGTTTCTACAAACAAGGGTAAAACTCTTGAGTTGATGGATGGTTCAATTGTTCGTCTTACTCCTATGCAAGCAGAAAAATTCATCTCAATTCACGACGAGTTGAGTGAATCTAATCAGGCTTCTTTTCGTTTAATGCTAGTTGAAACAAAAAAATCATTTGAAGGAGTTAATACCTTCTGTAAGGAGAGAAAGTAATGGCTGCTAGATTAGACTATCTTGTAAAAAGTAAGAACCGTTGTGTGGTGGCGTATTCATCAGATGGTGCAGGCGGAAATGTTGAGTTTAATATTGGACCTACCGCATTTTGCTCCAACATCACAGAATTTACCGGTGAGTTTGCAACAAAAGGATTAACTTTTACCTCTGCTGCAATCGCAAGAGTTGTTGGTTCTGCTGGCGGAAACGCAGGAACTATTGAAATTGCATTTGCTGGATCATCTCCATATCAAGCATTTCAACTTCCATTTGCTTCATCAATTGATAGCAACTTTGAGCGTTTCACAATTCCAAATCTAGCGGTAGGATCAACAGGTATGGCAACCATCACTAATCGTTTAGGTGGTGGTGCAACCGCCTGTTTCGCTATTGAATTTGTGACTCGTCATGTCTAATATCAAATAAAAGGGAGAATCTACAAATGAAACTATTCTGCGACATTAACGAGGAAATTCAAGTTCTAACCGAGGAAACCGAACCAGGTAAGAAGAACTATTTTATTGAAGGCATCTTCTTGATGTGCGATCAAAAGAATCGCAACGGTCGTGTTTACACCTTTGAAATGATGAACAAGAAGGTTAACGAATACAACAATTCTTTTGTTAAGCAAAAGCGTGCTTTTGGTGAATTGGGACACCCTGAGGGCCCCACAATCAACCTAGAGCGCGTTTCTCACATGATTACAGACCTGTACTCCGACAAGAAGAATTTCATTGGTCGGGCTAAAATCATGGATACTCCATACGGCAAAATTGTAAAAAACCTCATTGATGAGGGAGCCAAATTGGGTGTGTCTAGCCGTGGAATCGGCTCTTTAGAAGAGAAAAACGGGATTAATTATGTGAAAGACGACTATCAACTAGCCACCGCCGCTGATATTGTAGCCGATCCTTCGGCTCCAGAAGCCTTTGTTCGGGGCATCATGGAAGGTAAGGAATGGATTTACGAGAGTGGCAGATTGGTTGAGAAAGATATTGAGCAAATTAAAAAAGACATTAAAAAGGCATCATCACGAAACCTAGAAGAAGCCAAAATGAAAGCGTTTGAGAAGTTTTTACGAAATATTTAAGAACACTAAATATCATTTGACACCTTCATAAATTCACAAGGAGCGAGTTCATGGACTCATTTAAGAACGAAGAAGTAGAAGAAATCCTCGAAGAGGAAATTACAGAAGAAACCTCAACAGAAGAAGTAGTCGTTACTGACGACGAAACCATTGAGGAAGACGCAGCAGCCAAACTAAAGGCAAGTGTTGCTTCCAAGCAGCCTGCTGGCGAGAAGTCAAAACTTCCCGCTGCTGCTAAGAGTAAGGGCTCTTCCAAGTACGCTGGTCTTTACAAGGACGGCGAAGGCAAGGGCGTAGAAGTTCCTGAGCCTGTTGCTACCGATTCTTCTGCTTCTGCTGACAAGCAATTGAAGTTGGTGGATGCCAAGCGTTCAGGTAAGACTGAAGGAGTTCAAGTTCACATGGACGCTATGTTCAATGGTGAAGAACTATCAGAAGACTTCAAGACAAAGGCTTCCACAATCTTTGAAACCGCTCTCAACGAGCGAGTTGAAGCAATTGAGAGTGAAATCAAGGCTGAATACGAGAACCGTCTTGTTGAGCAAACTGAAACGCTCAAGACTGAACTCACTCAGCAACTTGATTCGTATCTTTCATATGTTGTTGAAGAGTGGATGGAAGAAAACAAACTCGCTGTTGAGAAGGGTCTACGCACCGAAATCGCTGAAGAATTTATTGAAGGTCTTCGTGGTCTTTTCTTGCAGCACAACATTGAAGTTCCACAAGGCAAGACTGATCTGCTAGATGAAATGGCAGAGAAGGTTGAAACCTTAACCTCCTCCTTGAATGAAGAGATCAACAAGAGTCTAGAACTCAAGAATCAAATTGCTGAACTAGAAAGAAAGCAACTTGTTTCAGGCATGAGTGAAGGACTTGTTGACACCGACAAGGAGCGTTTCTTGAAATTGGCGGAAGGCGTTGGCTTTGAAAATAACAACGAATTCCGTTCAAAGTTGGAAGTCATCCGTGAGTCATACTTCGGAGATTCGGGCAAGTCATTCTTGTCAGAGGAAGTCGAAGACGATATGACGGTTGCCGAAAATGCTCCTGCGAATGAACAAGAAAACTTGTCGGAATCAATGGAAGCATATTCGCACATGTTGTCTCGCCTAAGCCGTAACAAGCCTCAAAGCAAGAAGAACTAATTTATAAATATCACTAACCTTTAAAAACTACCACAGGAGTTAAAACCAATGGAACTTACTATTTCAGAAGCACTACAGAGCAAGTGGAAGCCTGTGCTTGAACACGCAGAACTTCCCGAAATCGCTGATCCATACCGCAGAGCGGTTACAACGATTCTTCTAGAGAATCAGCAACAGTACCTCCGTGAGGACGGCGCAGCAAATATCTCCGCCAACCTTGACGGTCCAGGTACAAGCAATGTCGCTCGTTGGGATCCAATTTTGATCTCACTCGTTCGTCGCGCTATGCCAAACCTAATCGCATACGATGTATGCGGCGTTCAGCCAATGAGTGGCCCAACAGGTCTTATCTTTGCTCTACGCAGTCGTTACAACAACCAGTTCGGTGACGAAGCACTCTTCCAAGAAGCCAACAGCCGCTTCTCAGGCAAGGCTGCTACAGGTCTAACCGGC